CAACTTCAGAACCACGTTACTATGGTCAACGTAATGGCTCAACAGTAGTAGTTGCTCCTACACCAGCCTCTACCTATTCAGGAGAGGTTGTTTACATTTCTAGACCTACTACACTTACTTCAGCAAGTAATACAAATTATTTTACAGATTTTTGTTATGATCTTTTGTTTAATGCTTGCATGGTTGAAGCTTCAATGTTTCAAAAAGATTATCAAACTGCTGGACTATATCAACAGCAGTACAGTCAAGTACTTGATCTACAGCGCAATCAGGCACGTAGAACACGTAGAGATGATATGCAAGCGCCAGCAAGTCCTGCAGGTGCAGATGACAATCTAGTACCTAATTCTAATTAACAGGAGAGACAAATGTACGATCAAAACCTTATGAAAGTTACTTCAGATAAGAAAAAGTCTTTAGGAAAATTACCACGTGAAGTTCGTAATAACATGGGCTATAAAATGGGTGGTGGTTACATGAAGAAGATGAAAAAGGGTGGTAAAACTGGTAAGTATAACTGCTCACATAATCGACTTTACTAAGTAACAGAAGATAATTATAAGGATAATATTATGGCTGAACGTAAACTTTCTAAATCAGAATTAAAATTAAAGCAGGGTAATCCAAAAAAATTTGATGAACTTCAAAAAATGAGAGCGAAAAGAGGTAGAGGGTCTTTAACGTCTAAAACCATTCGTGATGCAGGACAAGGAAAAGGTAAAACAGCAATAACTGCTATGGAAAAACGTGCAAATCAAGCAGGTAAAAAAGCAGAAAGACAAGCACTCCGAAAGGGAGCTTCTCCTGCAAAAGCTAAAAAAGCTGGTAAGAAAGCTGCAGGAGCTGTAGTTAGTAGCAGTAATATTAAAACCGCAGTAAATTTAGTTGGTTTTACACCACTTGGTAAATTTGCAAAAGCTGTAAAAGGTGTTCGTAGTCTTATAAAAGGTGGTTCAAAATCAAAGACTCCACCAACAAAAGGTGGTTCAAAATCAAAGACTTCAAAAAGCCCAACAACCACAACGAAGCAAAGAGCTAAAAAAGCTATGGAGGGAGCACCTTCACAAAGTAAAACTCCTTTTCGATCAAGACCGGGTAATAAGAATAAGAGTCAAAAAGCTTTAGAATCAAAGACTCCACCAACAAAAGGTGGTTCAAAATCAAAGACTCCACCAAAGTCTTCTGGACTTAGAGGAAAACCTATTCCATATAAAGATGGTTTAACTAAGACTCAAAAAGCAGCCTTAGTAGCATCCGGTGTAGCTATTCCTACTTACTTAGCCACTAGGGGTAAGGATGGAAAAAATATTAAAGAAGGTTTTAACCCTAAGAAGCCTACTAAGAAGGTAGATACACCTACTGGTAAAATGAGTGCTAGTGCAGCACGAAAACTAGATTCTCAAACTTCTGATGAAGTTGGAGCAAAAAGAATGAAGCCTGTTAAAAAACCTGATCTTTCTTTTAGACCTGATAAAGATGCTCCTAGTGGAACAGTATCTAAAAAATCTACTACGACATACACTCCTCGTAAAAAATATGAGCGTGGTATTGATACTTATGACACACCCTTTGGCAAAATAAAAGCAGACAGTTCTGATGACGCTTTTGATTTTTCTGTCCAAGAAAAAGATGGTGGGTATCTTAAAAAGGATATAATGGCGAAGAAGATGAAAAAGGGTGGTAAAGTTACTTATCGTAAAGCTGGTGGTAAAATAGGTCGTGGCTGTGGTGTTGCTATGCGTGGTGCTGGAAAGGTAATGAAAGCTTAATTATGGGCGGTTTGCCTTTAGAACTTATAACAATGCTTGGCTCTGGATTACTATCTGGAGTAATGACTATTTGGAGTCAAAGTCAAAAAGCTAAACAAGATGCTTTTCAAAGAGCAATAAGTGGATTAGCTGCTAAATCAAAAGCTACTGACTTAGCAAGACGTTATGAGAATAAAGGTTTTCAAATTACACGGCGTATTATTGCATTATCTGCAGTAGCTGCAATTATTATTTGGCCTAAAATAGTATCAGTCTTTTGGCCTGACATAGAAGTAACAGTAGGATATACACAGTGGAATCCCGGTTTTCTTTTTTTAACTGAGGGACAAGAAATTATTAAGTGGCAGGCTTTTAAAGGATTAGTAATAACACCCCTAGACACACATTTACTTTCTGCTATTGTTGGAATGTATTTTGGTGCTTCAATGGTAAAGAATGCTAGATAATGCCTCTTAAAAAAGGAAAAAGTCAAAAAGTTATCAGTGAAAACATTCGTAGAGAAGTAAAAGCTGGTAAACCACAGAAACAAGCTATTGCTATAGCACTTCAAAAAGCTGGTAAAAGGAAAGCTAATGGTAGTAAAACGTCCAAAAACAAAGTCAAGAAAAACTATCGCAAAGCCTAAGTCTAAAGTTAATCAGGCTGGTAATTATACTAAACCTTCAATGCGTAAGCGTTTATTTGAAAAAATAAAAGCTGGTGGTAAGGGAGGTAATCCCGGTCAATGGTCAGCCCGTAAGGCACAACTACTAGCTAGTGAGTATAAAAAAGCTGGAGGAGGTTATAAATAATGAACTGTAATTGTAAAATTTGTTTAGTGCATGTTATTGTACGTGTTTTAAAAGTTATTTCTACACGTTGCAAAGCAGCAGCAAAAGCTCTTGTAGGAAAATAAAGTGGCTCTTAAAAAGTCACAGCGCAGCCTAAAAGCATGGACTAAACAAAAATGGCGAACCAAGTCAGGAAAACCTTCTGGAAAGACCGGAGAGAGATATCTTCCAGAAAAGGCTATCAAGGCTATGTCGAGTGCGGAGTATGCAGCGACCACAAGAGCAAAGAGGCGTGGGAGTGCTGCAGGGAAACAGTTCGTGAAGCAGCCAAAAAAAATAGCGAAAAAAACAAAGAGATTTAGGAGAGTTAAATAATGGCTGTACGTAAACGCACAGGTAAGGGTATGAAGGGAATGAGCATCAAGAGTGGTGATAAACGTCCCACTAAATCTGGTGCTGGTATGACAGCTAAGGGTGTTGCTAAATACCGTAGACAAAATCCCGGCTCTAAGCTGAAGACTGCTGTGACTGAAAAGAAGCCTACTGGTAAACGTGCAGCTAGACGTAAATCATATTGTGCTAGATCAGCCGGTCAAATGAAAAAGTTTCCTAAAGCAGCTAAAGACCCTAATAGTCGTTTGCGTCAAGCACGTAAACGTTGGAGATGTTAAGAATTAATAAAATGAAAAAAAATATTAAGCACAGTAAGTTAATAAAATGGCTATAGGTCGTTCTAATATAAAACAACAAATTACTAAACCACCATCTAAGAAAAGAAAAAAAGCATCTATTAAAAAGAATAAGGGTACTAAGAAAAATGGCTAAAGGAATGTTACACTTTTCTAAAACAGGTGTTCCATTTAAGGGTGATGTTCACAAAATGCCTGATGGATCAATTCATACTGGAAAGACACATACTAAAACTTCTAAAAAGGTCGTTCATTTTAAAGATTTGTCTTCTACAGCAAAAAACAAAGCAGGTCAAAAAATGTCTGTTATGTTAGCAAAAGGTAAAAAATAATGACTACTAGCGGTACATATAACTTCTCAATGGATATTGATGAAGTTATTCAAGAAGCAATGGAGATGATTGGTGGAGAACAGACACTAGGACATGATCCTAAGTCTGCTCGTCGTTCAATTAATCTTTTGCTACAGGATTGGCAGAATCGTGGTATACTGCTCTGGACTGCTAATACAACTACAGTTTCTGTTTCAACCAGTGTAACAGCCTATGCTCTAGCTTCTAGCACTGTAGATGTTCTTGAAGTTGTTCTTAATCGTGATGATACTGATCTTCAACTAGAACGTATTACAATGGAAGAATATCTCAAGATACCACGTAAAGGTCAGACAGGTCGTCCATCACAGTATGCTATTCGTCGTAATCGTGATAATCCAACAATGTATCTCTGGCCTATTCCAGAGAATACAACAGACCTTTTAAAAATTGAACAAGTGCGTTATACTCAAGATGTAAATAAATCAGCAGTGCAGACTGCAGATATTTCTAGACGTTTTTATCCCTGTCTTACTGCAGGACTATCTTACTTTATGTCAATGAAACGTCCCGGTATTGAGGGTGGACGTATTCAGTTTATTAAAGCTGAGTATGAAGAACGTCTAGCTAGGGCTATGGATGAAGATAAAGAAAGAGCAAATCTACGTATAGTGCCAAATCTAAATAGAGTTTAATAATTATGGCAAGCACTAAAAGAGCTTTAGCGGTATGTGATACTTGTGGATTTGTGTATCCACACCGTGTAATGAAACTTAACAGTTATGGAATGCTTGTTTGTCCTACTGACTATGAAGGTGCATATGATCTAAAAAATCATCCACAAAACCGTACACCTGATGTACGAGATAATCCAGCAATTCGCAATCCACGTCCAGAACTTAATGCTGAACGAGCAGTTGATTGGGAAAATGCTACACTAATTTGGGAAGACACTGACAACTATTGGAATAGTATATAATGGCTACACTTACCGGAACACAAATTGCTAATACTTATAAACAACTCTTACAGGTTGGTAGTGGTAATAATGGATTAACTGCTTCAGTACAAACTGTACAGGATGGACAAGGAAATAATTCAGCTTTACAACTTAGCCAGAGTGCTGTAAATATTGATGGTACTTTTCAATTAAATGGTGTTACTCTTACGGCAAATGCTTCAGCACTAAATAATATTGCTGACTTAACAGGTGCTACAGGTATCATTGCTGTAAGTGGTGGTAATGTTTATGGAAGAACACTTACAGGTGGTACAGGTGTTTCAATTACTAATGCTGATGGAACTGAAGGTAATCCTACTATTGCTCTTAATCCTACTGGAGTTGTATCAGCTTCATATGGTCCAGCAACTAATATAGAAATAAATTCTGTAGGACAGGTTGTAAGTGCTGGTGCAGCAACAAGTGTCAGTGTTTCAGGTGTAACAGCTAATACATTTACTGGTGGTACTTTTGCTGGTACAACTGGTGACTTTAGTTCAAATGTTTCAGTTGGTGGTAATCTAGTTATTGCAGGTCAGTTTAGTCCTGCATCACTAAGCGTTACTGGAACAATTAATGCAACTAAAATATCAGCTACAGATGCTACATTTAATAATGTAGTTAGTGCAGGATTTTTTGTTGGCGATGGTTCAGGACTTGTTAATGTTCCATCTGCAGAAGGTGGTACAGTAAAAGCTATTACGGCTGGTACAGGTATTAAACTAACTATAGATGCTGCAGTAACAACTACTATACCAGTTAGTGGTACAGTTGCTGTAAGTGCAAATCAAAACTTTGGTTCAGTATCTGTAAGTACTGCACTAGCAGTTACAGGATCAGCTTTATTTGGTATTGTTTCAGCTACTAATATTGATACAGATGAACTTCTAATTGCTGGAGTATCTGCTGCTACAGTTACTGAAGTAGCTGCAGTTTCTGCACTAACACAAATAAACCTTGATTCAATTACTTCAATCAATGGAATAATTGAAGGAAATGTTTCTGCTGATAGTGGCACATTTAACACACTAACAGTAGTAACTTCAGCTTCTGTTGGTGGTACATTTACGGCTAATGGTGTTGTCAAGTCGGGTTCAACTGGCTCAAATGGGCAGTTTGACTTAGGACGAACTTCTGATGGTTTGAGTGTTGGTAAAATAACTATGACTGAATCTAGTCAAGTTATGAATTATAATAATGTTCTTGGTTCTGGCATACATTCATTTAGCGTTAACAACACAGAACGCCTCCGTATCAACAGCAGCGGCAATGTGCTTATTGGTACAACTAGCGACACCACTGATCTAGCTTATGCACCAAAGCTAAAATTATCAGGCAGTGGTCCTGTTCTTTATCTTGAAGAAACTGATACGTCGCAAGATTATTCTGTTACTGCTCTTGGAGGCAAATTCTATATCAGAGATGCCACAGCAGTGGTACCACGTTTGACAATTGACAGCAGTGGCAACGTCGGTATTGGTATTGCTTCACCAGCAACTAAGTTTCACGTCCTCGACGGCACATCAAGCCTTCGATTTAGACAAAATGGCACGGTTGCTGAGACGCTCACTGTTGGTCCAAGTGGCGGCGATGCTGCGATTTATTTAGGCGATATCGCAGATACTGTACGCGCTGGTCTTTATTACGACACTAGCGAAAATGACCTTCAGATTCGTGGCTATAATAACAGCACACGCATACTTATCGATAGCGCGGGCAACGTCGGTATTGGTACTACGGCACCTGATGGCAATTTAAACGTACAAAGAACGGCTGCTTCTGCTGGATGGATTATCAATGGGCAAACGGTTGGCGTTGCTAATGACAGCGGCTTGTTTATGGATGCAAGCAACAACATTGAACTAGCAGTCCGCAACGGCTCTGGAACTTTAACTGGTGCCGTTAGAAGTTCTGGCATTACGTTCTTTAACGGTGGCAACGTCGGTATTGGTACTTCGTCACCTGATGGCAAACTAGATATTGCGACAGGCGGTTCAAGTGATGTTGTTGCCGCACTTGGTGGAACTTTTCCTGCCTTTACATATAGAAATGGTACTGGCTCATGGTTCCACGCAGGTAAGCATCCTTCGTCGGACTATTTCTATATTGGCAGAGGCGGAACGCCGACAACTTCTGTTGACGTTGTTGTTGATAGCACCGGCAATTTAGGTATTGGTACTACGTCACCTCTTGCAAGATTTAACGTCAATGCGGGAGGTGCTATAGTAAGCAGCGATGGCGACTATTTTGCCGGTGGTGCCTACTTTAATGGTGGTTGGAAAAACTCTGTAGCTTCTCAGGGTGGTTGGGTATTAAGAAATACTGCTGGTGAATTAGCTATACAAACTGCACCGCCTAATGGTGCTGCTGGTTCGGCTCTTTCTATGGCTGAACGTATGCGTATAGATGGCAATGGCAACGTCGGTATTAACACCACTACAACGCTTGGTGCAAAGCTGTTTGTTTCACAAGGCGCAGCAGCTAGTCCAGCAACATCTGGGAATATGACAACCGGTGCGGTTATTGGAAGCTCAACTGCTGGACAAGCGTTAAATGTAGGCACTGATGCTGATGGCGTTTGGTATAATGCCGCTTACGCTAATAATGCTGGAGTGGCACGAATACATCGTTGGCTTACCGGTGGCACTGAACGTATGCGTATCGACACCAGCGGCACAGTGACGGCTAATGGTATTCTCAAGTCGGGTTCAACTGGCTCGAATGGGCAGTTTGACTTGGCACGCACGTCAGATGGTCTGAGTGTCGGTAAGATAACTATGACTGAATCTAGTCAAGTTATGAATTATAATAATGTTCTTGGCTCTGGAATACATTCATTTAGCGTGAACAATACAGAACGTATGCGTATTAACAGCAGCGGCAATGTCGGTATTGGTACTACGTCACCAGCCAAACAGCTTCACATAACCAAAGCAGCTAAAGCAGACATTGGTACACTAACAGACGGCGCAACTATCACGCCTAATTTTGATGCTAATCAGAACTTCTCTGTGACGCTTGGTGGCAACCGTACACTTGCCAATCCAACAAACATTGATGCAGGTCAGACAGGCAGTATTTTTGTAGTACAGGATGGTACAGGATCAAGAACATTATCCTTTGGTACATACTGGAAATTTGCTGGTGGCACTGCACCTACATTGTCTACTGCTGCAGGATCAGTTGACAGAATTGATTATATTGTTTATACTACAACTGCAATTCATGCTGTTGCAACCCTTAACGTAAGTTAATAAATAGAAATAGAAGAGGAAAATTAAAATGGCTATTACTTGGTCTATCGTTCAGCTTGATTATGCTCTTTCACTAGATGGTCAAACTGATGTAGTAAATAATTCACACTGGCAGTGTATTGATTCTGATGATCAAGGCAATCAGGCTAGAGTTTATGGATCGGTCGGAATTCCTACTGATGATCTTTCAAACTTTATTCCATATGCTGACATTACTGAAGAAGAAGCATTGAAGTGGACAAAGGATGCACTAGGTCCAGAAGAAGTAGCTTCTATTGAAGCTAATGTAACTTCACAACTTAATGTAATTGAAAACCCTACTGAGGGTAGCGGTACGCCGTGGGCAGCTTAACTTAACACATAAAGAAAAGGAGATAATTATGGGGAAAAATGAAAAGACACCCATTGTTATTGATGATGTTGAATACAACTACGAAGACATGACACAAGAACAGCAGATGTTTGTAAATCATATTGCTGACTTAGATAGAAAACTTTCTTCTGCTAAATTTAATGTTGATCAGTTAGAAGTTGGTAAAAGTGCTTTTGTTAAAATGTTGACAGATTCTTTAATTGTAGAAAATAAAGAAGAAAATTAAATTTAAATGGTATTTCAAAACGACATAATTGCAGGAGCATCAGGTGCTGGTGGTGGCTACACCATTGATCAGTCGATCCGGTTTAATGACGATAATACTCCATATATGCAGCGCACACCTAGTAGTGCTGGGAATGATAACACTTGGACATTTTCGTGTTGGATAAAGCGCGGTAGCGATATCGGAAGCGTAAATACACAGGAAGGAATCATTGGCGCTGGAGACGGCGGTGGTTCACCGGCACGATATGATAATATCGGTTTTTACAACGATAAAATTCAATTTTTTACGTTTAATGGGTTCAGTGCTAGTATACAAACAACCGCTGTGTATCGTGACCCATCAGCGTGGTATCACCTAGTTCTTCGTTACGATGACACACAGGCAACAGCCACAGATCGTGTTCGGATTTATGTCAACGGTGTAGTGCAAGCCTTAAACAGTCCAACTCTTCCTTCGCAGAATTATGGTAGCAATTTCAATACTACTTATCTGCAAAGGATCGGGGCTAATACGATTGCTACTAACCGTGGCATTGACGGCTATCTTTCGGAAATTATTATGGTCGATGGGCAGTCCCTCGACCCTTCTAGCTTTGGCGAAGTTAATGCCACCACCGGACAGTGGATTGCGAAAGAATACTCTGGCAGCTACGGCACCAACGGATTTTACATCACAGGCGAAAACTCTGCTGCTCTAGGCACTGACTACAGCGGCAACGGCAACAACTTCACCAGCAGCGGCTTGACCAGTGCAGATCAGATGTCTGACTCGCCATCTAACAACTGGTGTAATTTGTCACCTCTTTCTAGCCCACTTACGAGAAGCTCGGCGATGAGTGAAGGTAATCTCAAGTGGCGAAACACTTCCGATGGCACTTCCTTTTTTATAGGATGTGCAGCAACTCAGCGAGTGCTAGGCAAATGTTACTGGGAAGTGACAAACACTTATGACGGCACTGGCACACTTCGGACAGGACTTTTCCCAAGAGCATTTCTAATTCAAAACGACTACCCCGGTGGAGCTTTTGGCGCAGACTGTATCGGCTTAGTAGCGACACTTGGGCGGGTAGATCGTAATGGCGTAGCGGGTACGACATATACAGGGGCTGGCAGCGGCGACGTAAATATGTACGCTTTCGACGAAGACGCTGGAAAACTCTGGATTGGTTTGAACGGCACATGGTTTAACTCCGGTGATCCCGCAGGAGGAACCGGCGAAGTTGCTGGCAGCATCATACAATCTCCACTCTTTCCTGCAACTTCCGGGTACGGCACCAGTTCAGGTAATTTCCAAGAATTTAATTTTGGTCAGAGTGCGTTTGCCTACACTCCACCTACGGATTTCTTGCCCCTTAATTCCAGTGCCTTACCAGATAACATCGTAGACCCGTCAGCCTATTTTCAGACGACGCTATACACTGGTAACGGCACAGCTATTGGCTCTGGTGGTCTTGAAGTAAATCAATCTGAGAACAGTACGTTCCAGCCTGACTTTGTGTGGATTAAGAACCGTTCTGCTGCTGACAACCATATGCTGTATGATTCTGTACGAGGAGCGACAAAAGACCTACACAGTAATGCAGCAGCCGCAGAGGTAACTGACACTGAAGGGTTATCAACATTTGATACTGACGGCTTTACCGTTGGGTCGAATGTTGAAGTAAATACTAATACTGAAAATTATGTAGCATGGCAGTGGTTAGCTGATAATACTAGTGGTAGTAGTAATACGGATGGTAGTATTACGTCAACGGTTGCGGTTAATACCACTTCAGGGTTTAGTGTTATAAGCTATACCGGTAATAGTACAAACAATGCCACAGTGGGCCATGGTTTAGGTATTGCCCCATCTATGCTTATAATTTTCGATAGAAGTGGAAATGGCAATCCGTGGGTGTGGCATAAAGATTTAAATGCCGTAACTTCTTATATCCAACTAAATTCTGCTAATGCCCAAATTGCTACACCCAGCAGCGGTTATTTTACTGCTATTTCATCGTCAACGCTTACGCTTACGGAGGGTTCTAGTTCTGCCAATCCCCTCGCTAATTTTAATACATCAGGTAGAACATATGTCCAATATGCTTTCACAGAAGTAGACGGCTTCAGCAAGTTCACGTCGTTCGCTGGGAATAGTTCCTCAAATGGTCCTTTTATTTACACGGGATTTAGGCCAGCTTACGTTCTTGTAAAAGTATCTAGTGGCTCAACAGGTAGTTGGCGACTTTTTGATACTACTCGAAATCCATACAATGTTACGGATAAACTAATCTATCCTAATCTTGCTAATGCAGAAGCCACGTCTGCGGAATTAGATATTTTGAGCAACGGGTTTAAAATTAGAGTTGGTAGTGGTTACGACATCAATGACAGCGGTGACACTATGATCGTGGCAGCATTTGCCGAATCCCCCTTTAAAACCGCCAACGCCCGATAGGAGAAAATAAACATGTGGCAATATAATGAAAAAACAATTAAAGAAGGTAAGGCATGGACCGATAATAATGGTATTCAGCATCCTTCTAATTGGCATATATGGTCAAGAGAGGAAAAAGAAGCTATTGGGTTGGTAGAGATTATTCCACAAACGCCACCTGATAGTCGTTTATATACTTGGTCACAAAATCCTGATGGTACAATTACATCTAAAGCTAAGAAACTAGATGATACAGATGAAGTAGATGAAAATGGTGATCCTCTACTAGACGAAAAGGGTAAACAGGTTGTAACTCTTGGTCTTAAATCACAGCTTATTTTACAGGTAAAAGAACAGCAGGGTAGTCTACTGTCTCAAACTGACTGGGCTATTATTCGTAAGACTGACACAAATATTAATATTCCTTCTAATATTCAAGTTTGGAGAAATGAAATACGTTTGGCTGCTGCAGCAATGGAAGACAGCATTACTCAGGCTGTAGATATAGATGATGTTGCTAATTTATTTGTTACTTATACACTAAATGATGATGGCACTACAAGTAAGTCAGGTATTCTTTTTGATTGGCCTGAATTGGAGGAATAATGTTTGAATACTTTTCTATAATAAGTTTTATTTTTATAGCTAATCAAGAACCTCTAGTTCAAAAATCTATAACAAAAAATTTTTTAACATTAGAGCTTTGTCAAAGTTATGAAGAATATGTTAAAATAGCAACTAATGAAAATCCATATACAAATCTTTTATATTCTAAGTGTGAGAAAAAAGATAAAGGAGAAGAAGTCTAATGGCTAGTACGTATACAAATCGTCTAGGTTTAGAGAAACAAGGTGATGGAGAAAATCCAAACAGTTGGGGTAGTATTCTAAATACTAACGTAATTGACCTAATAGATGATGCTATTGCTGGTTATGAGATTGTCTCTGTAAGCAGCACAGGTATTACTCTTAGTGATAACAATGGTGCTGTTGATCAGTCACGAAATGCTTCTCTAGAGTTTGCAGGTACTCTAACTGCTAATGTAACTATTACTATTCCGTCAGAAGAAAAAACTTATTTTATTCGTGAGAATACTACAGGATCATTTGCTGTTCAAGTTAAAACAGTTTCTGGTAGTGCAATTACACTAACTCAGCAAAATAATTCTCTTATTTCTTGTGATGGAACAAATATTTATTCAGTTGACCCTCCTACATCAGTAGCTACATTTACAGCAAATACTTTTACAGCTACAAGTATAACTACTTCTACTGTTTCTGCTTCGTCTATTACCGTTAGTGGTAATGTATCAGCTACAGAATTTTATGGAGGTGGTGGTAATTTAACAGGTATAGCGACTGTTCCTGCTGGTATTGTTATTCCTTATGCTGGAACTTCAGAGCCTTCTGGATATCTATTTTGTTATGGTCAAGCAATTAGTCGTACTACATACAGTGATCTATTCTCTGCTGTTGGAACTACCTATGGTGTAGGTGATGGATCAACAACCTTTAATCTACCTGATCTTCGTGGTCGTCTTGTTGCTGGTCAGGATGATATGGGCGGAGCAAGTGCTAACCGTCTAACAGGTCAATCAGGTGGTGTAGATGGTGATGTTCTTGGTGGTACTGGTGGTGCAGAAACACATACACTAACAGTTTCTGAACTAGCAGCACATACTCATAGTACGTATGAATTATGGAATCAACGCGCAGGAAATCCCGCTGATCCTTCTCCTTATCAGGTTCAAGATACTAGCGGTGGTACTACTGGAAGTACTGGTGGAAATTCTGCACATAATAACGTACAGCCTACAATTATTCTTAACTATATTATTAAGACCTAATAATGCCTAGTTCTTCTTCACGTTTACAGAAACTAAACTTTCTGCCCGGCTTTCACCGTGAGTCTACTCAGTATTCTGAGGAGGGTAAGTGGTATGATGGTGATCGTGTACGCTTTCGTGAAGGAAAACCTGAGAATTTAAGAGGTTATCGAAAGCATTCTACTACAGCTATTATTGGAACATCTAGAGTTTTACATTCTTGGATTAATAATTCAACTGAAAAGTTATTAGCTACAGGAACAGAACAACGTCTTAATATTTTCTTTAGTGGTGTTAATTATGATGTAACACCTATAAGAACTGTTACAACATTAACAAGTGTTATGAATGTTCAGTCTGGTTCTCCTATTGTATCTGTAAGTTTAACTAATCATGGAGTAAGTGTTGGTGACTGGGTTACGTTTTCTAGCACATCTATTCCCGGTTTTTCTGAAGGAACAGACTTTGCAGTTACAGCTTTTGGTGGACCTACTTATAAAATAACAAGTAAGTCAGGTTTAAATAATTTTGCATTTACTCTCAATTATACAGCAGATTCAAACTTTACAGATGTAGGTATAGCTACTGCAAGTTTTCTTATTCCTACAGAACAAACTGAGAGTATTCAGGGTTTGGGTTATAGTGCTGGTGTATATAATGCAGGTGCTTCAACAACAGGTGAACGTGCTTGGAATACGGCAGCTTCTTCTTCAAATATTATCTTTGCTGCTAATCAGTGGTCAATGGATAACTGGGGCGAAGACCTTCTAGCTGTACGTCGAGGATCAGAGTTATTCTATTGGGATGCAGATGCTAGTAGTACACCACAAAGAGCAACTATTGTAGCTACTAGTCCTTCTAAAATTAACAGCATTGTTGTGTCACCAAATGATAGACACGTTATTGCTTTAGGAACAAATGAAGCAGGTACTTCTATTTTTAATCCTCTTCTGGTACGTTGGTCAGATCAGGAAGATTATACTAACTGGCAACCAAGTATTTCTTCTACATCAGGTGAAATACAGCTAGTAGATGGTACAGAAATTGTTGGGGGTATTCGTTCACGTAATGCTATTCATATTTGGACTGATCGTGCTATGTATGCACTAAACTTTGTTGGTCCTCCCTTTATCTTTAATAATACACTACTAGGTAATAATGCTGGTCTTATTGGTCCACATGCCGCAGTAGCACTAGAAGGTGTTACTTATTGGATGGGTATTAATGACTTCTTTGCATTTAATGGTAGAGTACAAAAACTAAACTGTACAGTTCGTCGTCATATTTATGATAGCTTTAATATGTCACAGGCAGATAAAGTATATGCAGGAACTAATTCAGAGTTTCACGAAGTAATTTGGTTATATCCAGCTAATGATTCTTTAGAACCTAATCGTTATATTATATATAATACAGTAGAAAATCATTGGGTATTTGGTACAGGTTTCTTTAATACTTTTGAAGATAGGGTTGTATTTGATAATACAATTACTAATGGTGCTGTAAGTGTAGGAGCAGATAATTATTATTGGGATAATGAACCTGTATCAGTATATACTGGCGATGGTCAAGCATTAACATCATACATTGAGTCAGCAGACTTTGATATTGAAGATGGTGATAACTTAATGTTTATGGATCGTATTATTCCTGACTATACTATTAATCAAGGTTCTATTCAATTTAGTATTGATACTAAACAATATCCAAGTGGTTCTACAATTACTAAAGGTCCATTTACTATTAATAATGGTACAGAAAAGATTGATATGAGAGCTAGAGGTAGACAGGCTGCTATACGTGTATCTTCATCTGACTCTGGTACTAGCTGGCGTTGGGGTAGTATACGACTAGCTATTCAACCTGATGGTGGTAGATAATGGTAGCAAAACTTTATCCTGAACTTCCATACTATGCTAATATAGATATGGTTGATAGTAGGCAGCTTTACGATGATCTTATTCGTTATGCAGCAGAAATGAAGTTTCTGTTAGAACAACGTGACCTAGAAGTAGATTTATCACCAGCTACACGAGTACGTACTGTAGTTAGCATTAATGAGATTGGTAGACCAGAAGAAGGTTTTATAGTCTTTGCTACAAGTGTACAGAAATACAAGGGTTATGTCTCAGGTACAGGTTGGGTAGACTTTCACTAATGCACAATAATTATAAGAATATGATAGATTTAATCTATAATAGCACTTACATAGAAAATGTAAATAACGGATTAGCACCTCAAACAGATTATTTTGGGGCTAGAACTGGAAATGGTATGGCGTATTCTAAAGACTCATTGTATAATAATACAAATACTTTACACGCAGATATGACCAAACCACAGTCACACTACATGAATTTAAAACAAGGGACTAAATAATATGGCACTAATGGTAAATAGAGACGCACCGTATAGTGGTTTATCTAGCCTTATGGCTATGCAAGGACGTTATGGAGATACAGAACTTGTACATATGTCTAAACCTGAGATTCAGGGACTAGCCTCACTAGGACAGCTTACTATTAACCCTGAAACTGGTTTACCAGAAGCTTTTAATATGAAATCATTATTACCTGTTATAGGTGGTATTGCTGGATCAATTATTCTTCCCGGTTTAGGTACTGCTTTAGGTAGTGGTTTAGGTGCTACAGCTATTGGGTCAGGTTTAGGAACTGCGGCTGGTGGATTACTTGCTGGTCAAAAGCCGGGAGAAGCTTTACTAGGTGGTGTTACTTCTGGTCTTTTGTCTTTTGGTATTGGTTCAATTTTAGGAGGTGCAACACCGGGACTAACTGAAACTGCTGCAGAAAGTGCTGGTTTAGCCGCATTAGATGCGAGTGACGAAGCTCTTGGAGCAGCCTTAGCTGAATCTTTTCCTTCTTCTCCTGATGTTTTATCTGCTAATTTTTTAAATTCTGCTACTAATGCACCAACAATAAGTGCAAGCTTACCAGCTAGTCCTGCTGTAGACTTAGCTTCTGTATCTAGTGAAGGATTACTAAAACCAACTTTTTCTTTAGAAAAAGCATATGAACCAAGTGCTTTAGGAAAATTAATGGGTAAAGAAGCTATTCCTGCAGGTCCTGTTACTAAAGAACAATTTATTCAATTAGGTGGTATACCTTCAGATGCTACTTTTAAAGATATAGCGCTACAAAAAGCTAAACAGCCTCTTACATATGCTCCATTAGGTATAGCAGCATTAACAGGTGGATTTGATGAACCTTATAAAGAACCAGAGCCAGAAGAACGTCAACCTGCAAAATTTCCTGAATATAAATTCGTAGGAGGAAAAAGACAATATCCTACTGAAACAGCAGAAGAAATTATGAAACGATTACAGCAGGGTGGTGTAAGACCACCCTCATTTAGTCCTTATGAATATAATTTTCTAGGAACAAGAACTGCAGCAGAAGGTGGTATAGTAGGACTACAACAGGGTGGTATGGCTACTCCTCAAGCACCTTCAGCTATGGCTAGTATGTTAGCACAACCTCAACCACAACAATCTATTCCAATTAATGTTCAGGTACAGCCACAACAATCTGTTATGCCACAGCAGCCTCAGCCTTCTATGTCTATGTCTCAAACAGGTAGTGGTGTAGAACCTCTTCCTGATCAACAGAAAGAGTTTATTAAACTTATGGATATGGAAGAAAAATTACAAAGTCAAAAGAGTAGTCAATCTACTCAAGATTTAGCAAATATTATGGGATTAGGTATGAACTTTGCAAGTAATCAATATCCACAAACATCTCCTAGTGGTCAGGCAGTACAACCACCCTCGCCTCCTCCAATGAATTATGGTTCACAGGTTAATTTAGGACTAGCTGGTGGTGGACAGCCATACTTTGAGGGTCAGGTACAAGGACCGGGTGATGGTCAGTCAGATGAAGTAGCCTTTCGTGTAGATGGTGGACAGGTTGATGGTGCTATGCTGTCACCTGATGAATATGTCTTGGCAGCAGATGTAGTTTCTGCTATAGGTAATGGATCATCTGATGCTGGTGCAGAAAAGCTTGATCAGTTTATGAAGAGTGTAAGACAAGATGCTTATGGTACAACTAAGCAAATGCAGCCATTTAATAATCAAGGATTAACTAATTTAGTAGCGTAAATGGAATTAATAAAAATAAATAGTAATGCTATAGAAGTAACTTGGCCGTATGTAACAGATTTAGTTCAAAAACCAATAGATAGAACACTAGGTGAAAGAAACTTAGACGATATATACTACAGTTTAATACATGAGCAATTAACATTGTGGGTAGCTGTAGACAAAGAAGATGGTATAATTGGTATTCTAATAACACAGATTATTTTTTATCCTCAGTATAATGTTTTACTTCTTTCTCTGGTTGGTGCTAAACCACATACAATAAATAAGTGGTTATATAAGTCTTGGAAGAAGGATTCTCCTCTCTTAGAATATGCACGAAAAAATAAGTGTAAACGAATAGAAGGCTATGTTAGAAATGGCTGGCTTAAATTATTAAAAGATATAGGGTTTAAAAAATACAACACTATTGTTACAAAGGATGTTGAATACAATGATTGAGACTAAACATATTATTGCAGAACTTTCAGTTCAGGAAAAGATTTTCCTCTATAATGCTTTGTATGAAGACCTAGCAAGTAAGGGTATTGATGGAGATACTGAGCTTGCTCATGTCAACAAGGCTGAAATGGAAGCTCTTCGTGCAATGGGTGGTTCTGGTACAATTAACCCTAACACTGGTCTTATTCAGTTTGGTGGTGGCAGTCCACCTCCACCTCCTCCTACATCACAGACAGTTTCTCAAACTTCTGAATTTCCAGAAGAATTAAAGCCATATATTACTGATGTTCTGGGAAAAGCACAAGCTATTCAAGAGAAGCGTGAGCAGGAAGGATATCGTCCCTATGAAGGTCCACAAATTGCTGAGTTTACTCCTGAACAACAACAAGCTTTTACAGGTATTAGTGGACTTGTAGGTGAGGGAGGTAAGTATTTTGATCCGGCTACACGTCTAGCTGCTGCTTCAGCTATTGCTCCTCGTGCTGGTGAAGTACAGCAGTATATGTCTCCCTACATGCAGAATGTAGTAGACATACAGCAACGTGAAGCACAGAGACAGGCTGATGTAGCAGCACAACAGCTAGGTGCACAAGCAGTAAGTGCTGGTGGTTTTGGTGGCTCACGACAGGCTATTCTAGAGGCAGAACAACAGCGTAATCTACAGACACAGCTAGGTGATATTCAGGCTCGTGGACTAACAGCAGCTTACGAAGACGCACAGGCACGTATTGCTGCACAGCGTCAGCGTGAACTAGCTGCATCAGGTCAGTTTGCACAGCTAGGTCAGATAGCACCACAACAGGCACTAAAGGAACTAACTGCTCTAGAGGCTGTAGGTGCACAGCAACAAGCATTAAGTCAGCGTGGACTTGATATTGCTAAGTCACAGTTTGAAGCTGAACAGACTTTTCCAGAACGTACACTACAACAGTATCAGTCTGTTATTCGTGGTTTCCCTCTTGATCCATCCTTCACTCGGACAAGCCAAAAAACAACTCCTGCACCCAGCTATCTACAACAGGCTGCGGGTTTAGGTGGTTTAGGTTTAGGTGTTGCTAGTGCTTTTGGTGGTTTTAAAGCAAAGGGTGGACTTGTAAGCCGTATGGGCGGTGGACAGGTAGATCAGAATAGTGGTCTAGGTTCTCTTGTTGTTAAACGTCAATCTGGTAAATTGGTTGATTTATCTATACAAGAGTTAGAAGAAATTATTAAGAATTTTAGAATTCCCGGTAGTGAACGGGCAAAAGCTTCTAGAATTTTAATGGAAAAAAGGAAAGGTGAACCAGATTCTTCTTCTTCTGCTACAGTAGCATCTACACCTCTTACTACTCCACCAGATAAACAAGATATTAAAACAGCACCTAAACCTACTTCTACTCCTCCTTTATCATCTACTCCATCAGAACCTGCTTTTGGTACGTTAGCTTCTTTAAGACAAACACCTAAATCAGATGAGTATTTTGCAAAAGCAACAGAAATTTTAGGAAAGAGAGAAAAACGTATTCTTGATAAAATGGATGATCCGTCATCTAAAATGGAATATTTAGCAAGTATTCTTAGTGGCATAGCTGGAGGTACTCCCGGCGCTGGTTTTGGTCAATTAGCTTCAGAAGTTGCTCCACAAGCTTTAGCTGGTGCTAAAGAATTAAGAAAAGAACAAGAAGCACTAAAAGAAAAAGCAGAAGAAACTTCTCTTAAAGTAGGTGAACTAGGTGCAAAACAAGAGGAAAAACAGAAAAAACTAGAAGCTTCTCTTTATAAAATATTAACTAAAGATACTTTAGATGCTAAAGATAGAGCCACTATTTTAGCTAAAGAAGGAGAAATAATACAGTTAATTACGGACAGTAAAGACCCAGCTTTTATTTATAAGATGATGACACATCGATTTGCTAGTGATGCAGTTAAAGCTGCTGCTAAAACACGATATGATAAAATTAAAACAGACGATAAACCAAGTAATAAACCTAATACAGTAACTATTAAGCCACTAAGATAAGTAATATGGCAGATAAAGAAAATAACCCAAAAGTAACTTATGATTCGTTATTAAAAGATGATGAATTTCTTAATAGTGCTTATTGGTCATTAAAAGATTTAGGTGGTGATCCAACTAATAATAGAAAAGAAATTTTAGATTCTTTTTTAAACAAGATGCGTTGGTTTGAAACTAATATCTTTTCTACTTATAATACAGGAGAAGATATTAAAAATTTAGATGATGTTGGTAAACAAAATTTTGCTAAAGCATATTCTAAATATGAGCAAATGCCTTCTATTTTTGAAAAAGGAGGTGCAGGAACTGGAAAAGCTTTATTAGATTATTTAGCTGCCGGTGTGTTTGATCCTACTAATCTATTTTCTGCTATTGCTGGCGCATTTACAGCAGGTGCTGGTGGTGCTGCTACCTTTGCCGCTAAAGAAGCAGCTAAAAGAGGAGTGTTGTCTTCTTTAGCTGCTCCAATTAAAGCTATGGGAACAAAGGGAGTAGCCAAAGCATTAGCTGTTGAAGGAACAGTGGCAGGTTCTGGAGGTTCTGCTCAAAATCTTCTTAAACAAGATGTAGAAAAAGAAGTAGGTTTAAGAAAAGATACAGATTATGGACAAGCTGCATTACAAGGTCTTGTAGAAGGTATTGCCTCTCCTGTTGCAGGTGTTTTAGGAAACTCTCTAACTTCTGGTGCTGTAGCTGGCACTAAAAAAGTTAGTTCTATTTTAAAGCAACCAGTAGAAAAACTTTCGTCTAAAGTTTTAAATAGAGATGTTGATTTAGAAAAATCTGCTTTAATTCTAAAAAATTATTTTCTACCTACTGCTGGTGTAAATGAAAATACTAGAAGACTAGTAGAAAGAAATTTAGGAATACCTAAAAGTCTAAATAACGAAGGACTAGAATTAACTAGAGGTATTCAAAGTTTAATAGAAAAAAGTCCTATTAAACCTACAGATATTCCTGATCCTAATTATCCAAATCTAACCTTTGAAAAAATAATTAATAAATCTTTTGAAGGTGACACTAATGCACAGGCTATTTTAAATAGAACTAATCCAGAATTAGGTAATTTAATAAATGTAAAGTTTAGGGATGTTGCTCATAGAGCAGCTCTATATGGCTTAGATTCTAAAATTCCTGCACAAGCTAAAGGATATTTTAATAACAACGATGGTTATGCTACAAACGTAGTAGATGCTTATTTAATGTACAACAGGAAAGAAAGTTTTGAAGATTTTCTAACTAAGAATCCTGATGTATTATCTGATCTTGAATTAGCAATTAAAACAAATCCAAATAAATTTAAAAAAAGTGTACCTATTTTTGGACAGGATAATACTATTGTTGCTTCTCCAGATCAAGTAACAAAAGCTGTTCGTGATTATGCACAGCAAAAATATACAGCTAGTAGGTCTAAGCTTAGTGAGACAGGTGCATATAAACCTACTGTATCTTTAAAAGCAGCAGATGAAGTAGCAAGCTATAGTCCAGAAAAACTTTTAGTAGCCAAGCAAGACTACGCTAATAGGTATAATGTCTCTGTTAATTCTGTTACTCCTAAAAAATTAATAGAAGATTTAGAAATTCCAAAACCTTTAAAAAAGATTTTAGGATATAATAACACACCTGCTTTACGTGCTGTAGAAACAATTTCAGCTATTACAACATCATCTTCTAAAGCTAATGTTGCAGGAGATTTAGCAGAAGATGCTATTTCTACAGGAAAAGCTTTTAAATTAAATCCTACAGATATTTCTTCAAAGGCAACTAAAGCAGAACGTCTAGCTACAGCTAGAGCAGTGTCTGGTGATGACACTCTAATTCCTTTTGTAGAAGTTTATCAAAAAGGAATGGGAAAGACAGACTCTCCCTTTGTTATGCAAGGAATGTTTGTAACTGATGATTTAAAAAACACCTTTGTTCGTCAAGACTACGCTAGGCAACTTAAAACATTATTTGACGAAGATGGTCTTTTTTCTGATTCTATTACTAATAATGCTGTTCTTCGTTCAATACTTCAAGTACAAAACTTTGCTAAAGCAGGTAAGACTATTTTCTCTCCTATAGCAATGGTTAGAAACATAGGAAGTGCTGTTGGTTATGCTGCAGCTTCTGGTAATACTAAAGGAATGTTTGATTCTGTTTCTATTGCTATGTCAAATCCTGCTACTTTCAAACAATATGTTAAAGAGTTTAATGATTCAGGGTTATCTGGTTCATCTATTGATGTAAATCAAGCTTTAAAAAGGTTTGGAGATATTACAGATGAATATAATCCTACTCGCTGGAATAATTTTATTACTTCAGGAGGCTTGTCTATTTTTGGAGATAAGGGAAAAAAATTAAGTAGAGTGGCTAAAAATTTCTATCAGGGTACTGATAATACTTTTAAATTAGCTACTTATATTGGTGAAAGAGAAAAAGCAAAAAAACTTTTAGCTGGAATGTCTGATATTGATAAACAGAACCAGATAAATTTATTTTCTAGACAGTATAATAAACCTCTAGGAACTTTTACTGAAGAGGATATAATTAAAGAATTAGCTGCTAGAAAAACAGCTAATATTACTCCAGTTTATGATAGAGTATCTCCAATTTTAGAAAAAATGCGTACAATTCCTATTGTAGGGTCTTTTACTGCCTATCCAGCAGAACGAATTAGAAACTCTTATAATATTTTAAAACTAGGTACAGACGAATTAAGACAAGGTTTTCAAACTGGTAATAAAGAATTAACTAAAATCGGTGCTGCTCGTCTTGCTCAGTGGTATGCTACACAATCTGCGCTATATGCAGGAGCATACTATGCTAATCAACAAGGAACATTCATTGGTGGAAAGGATGGTTCTACCGTCATAGAAAGCATGAGAAATTTTCTTTCTCCGTGGGAAAAAAATTCCCCTATACTTTTAACTGGATTAACTAAAGAAGGTAGACCTAAGTATATTGATTTAGGATATATGAATCCAGATCAGTATTTAATTAGTGCGTATGCTGGTTTAGTTGCCAAAGCTTCTAGAGGAGAGGATGTTACAGAAGACTTAGGAAAGGCTGTAATTGATGCTGGTGCAAAAATAGCAGAACCTTTTATTTCTCAGAGTCTAGCTTTAGATTTTGGAAAAGGTCTTTTAGGAATTGCTGAAGCAAAAGACGATGCTTCTCTTACTAATTCAGTAGTTACTGCTTATAAAGCTTTAGAACCGGGTTATCTTAAAATTGGTAGAGACTTTTTTAGTGAACAAGGTTTATTTCCAAAAGTATTAGGTAAAACTGGATCAGATATAGAAAGAGCATTAAAACCTGCTTATTATCAACAAGGAGTTGAAGGTAGGCGAGGAGAAGATTTATATGATTCGTTAAAAAGAACTGGTGTAGGTATTCCCGGTCTTAGAGAAAAAGTATTTGATCCTAAAACAGCACTAGGATTTGCTTTAAATTCTGTTAAGGAAGAAGCAACTAGTGAACGAAATAACTTTACTAAAAATCTTCGTCAAAGTCTAACTGATCCTTTAGCTGTTACCAGCATGTCTTCTATTGCAAAAGATTACAATGATAATCTCTTAGCCCAATTTGAAAGACAGAAAGCTATATATAAGATGACAAAAGATTTAAGAAAATTAGGGTACAAAACAAATGATATTTTTAAATTATTTCAAGAACAGGGTTTAGTCGGTGTAGTTTCTCCATCAAAAAAAGAACTTATTTCTATTTTAGATGGAGAATTTAAAAGTTTAAACTATGGTACTAGAGAAAATAAAAAATTCTGGGGAGAAATTGCAAAGTCTATTGAACAAGAGAAACCTTCTCCTGAAAGATATGGTAAACTTAGATCAGCTAAGAATGCTATAAATGAAGTTGAAAAATATTATAAAAATTTAAAATTAAATCAAAGACCACCAGAACTAGAGATAACAGGAGAATAATAAAATGCCAGAAACAGCAATGATATGGAACTTACTACTTAGCATCATTGCTGGTGCTATGGTGTGGTGGGTGCGAGGAGTTAATACACGCATAGAAGAAACTCGTGTTCTTATTAGCCGTACTCGTGAGGACATGGCTAAAGAATATGCTTTAAAAAATGATGTAGAAAAAGATATTCAAAAAATAATGGATCGATTTGATCGTGTAGAAACTAAACTAGATAATTTAATGGAAAGAATTATAAAATAATATCTAATAAAGTGGAGTTATAAATAATGGCTATACCCTCGTCAATTACTCGTTTTGGTAAGACTGAACCTTTTGAGTTACAAGTAGTACGTGGACAAGTAGAAAACCACAAAACAGTATTCAAGTTTGGATATAATCCAGACGTAGATGGAGCAGAAGAAACAATCTGGGATGTGGGCGGTATTTATGCCTATCCCAGCTCTGCCATTGCCATGACGGTAACAACTGACGCAGCTACAGCCGCCGACGACAACGGAGTAAAGGTATTAATTGAAGGTTTAGATGGTGATTGTAATGAAGTTAGTGAGGAAGTAACTCTGACTGGTTCTGGTACAGCCACGACAACGCAGACATTCTTCCGTGTCTTCCGTGCCTATGTCAGTGGATCACAGGCACCTACCGGCAACCTGAATATCACCAATGGTGGAACTACATATGCTCGTATTACCCTTGGCGAGAACCAGACACTGATGGCTCTCTGGACAGTTCCTGCCGGATACACAGGATTTTTGGATCATGTCAACATTGCTACGGGTACAACAAACGCCAATCAGTACATTACTTCTCAGATTGTTCAACGTCAACTAGACGGTGTGTTTCGAGTCATGATGAAACAGACTCTTGGTGCTGGTGGCATTGCAGATTTTCTTTTACGCTATCCAATCTTAGTACCAGAAAAAACTGACGTAGAAGTACGAGCGTTATCTTCTGGGGCTAATAACTTAGTTTCTGCAAACTTTTCTATGGTATATATTAAAAATAAATCTGTAGATTTAAATAATTATTCTCCATAGCTATGCTATAAAGATACTATAAAAACTAGATGTTAGGAAGTAAACATTAAAGTAATATGTTAAGATGAAGGGGAAAGACTTAGCATAAGGAAGAAGGGTCTGTAGATTCGTCGTCTATAGACCCTTCTTTATTTAAAGTTTCTAATTCCTCTTCTAGATCATCCTTCTCTTCTAGAAGTTCTTCTATTTCTTCTTCATCCTCATCAAACCACGAACAACTTGTAAAAAGTTTGATAGCTCTTTCCTCACCCAACAATTCGAGACTACTAATAATATCTTTTTCCAATTCCTCAACAGTAGTTGGTGAGTCTTCTTCCGTAGGAGAACGTAGTCTACTAAGTAGTTCAAGAGCTTTAAGCGCAGAGTTAGTGTGATTGTTGTTGGTAGCATACGTATATTGTTTCTCAATCTCTGTAACATAATCAATATTAGTCTCCATTTCTTTTTCAAGGTCTTCTATTCTTTCTTTAATAGCTTCAGATTTTAGTAATCTACTGCCTTGATTATGTGCAGACCTGTCTGAATACCCTGCAGCTTTAGCAGCCTCAGTAGCATTTCGATACATAACATAGGCTTGTGCAAACTTTTCTTGTTTTTCGTTCAGCATTGATCTAGTAGTTCTTTATAAGTTTTTTTATCAGAATTAAAGCTATCTCTAAACACCTCAGAAACGAGAGTGTTATCTCCGTATAGTGTTAGGTTCATTTCAATATCTTTATTATTAAAGAGCCTTTCACAGTCCTGTGCCATAGCTAGAAGCTCACCAGTAGTCCAGAAGTGTTTACCTCCTGTCTCTACCTTCATGTACTTCTTTTTGCCATCCTCAGTTTTTTCTTTCTCCATCTCTTCAGTAACCTCTGGAATGTTACAATCAAATCCAAATAGATGGAAATTTCTAAAGCCTAAAATATGTGTCATGCCAATAGCTCTCATAGCAGAACAAGTACCTCCAGTAACAAAGGTAGTATCTGGTGGAATATTAACTTTTTTATCTATCTCAGCCTTACCATTAGCAGCCTTCTGTACTGCTTCAGAGAAAGCGTGCCAACCATATACCTGATCTGTCTTATCTAAAAGATACTTAGTTACACTAACATCTGTCATAGACGCAACAAGAAACTTTGTTTTACTGTCTACAACATCGAATAAATCCTTACGTAAAACTCCGTGAGTAGATATGCCATCAATAGGTCGAGGATCAAGAATTACGCAAGCATAAGGATCAATGTTATTTTGTATAAGTTTTGGATAGCTGTGTTTTACACAGAAGACTGTACCATTAGTTTTTTCTATGATATATTTTAACTCTATGTAATTTAGAGACGGTCCTGCAGATACAATAATAGCGTGTTCTGGATTAGGTTTACAAGTCTCTATAAATCCCCACTTCTTAATTAGGTTTACATTTTCATTAATACTATCAATAATGTAGTCTTTTGGCATAGAGTCTCTTGGACGTACCACGATAGGTACACGAGTTAGCGTATCTGGTAGAGGTGGTAGTCCATCCTTATTTAAAAGAATAGCAAGGTGAGAAATACCACCCTCTCTTACTCTGTCCTGAGATGGAAGAACAATACAACGTCCCTTCCTATTAGGGTCTTCAAAAGAATGAACCAGTCTGTTAATGCTTTGTTGGGTTTCGTCTACAATATTATCATCAATATCTTTTGTAAAGTAATTATTAAAGACGATAACATCACAGTGTTTTAGATTTTCATAGTCACTCTTAACAGTAGCATCGCTATGACCACCATCAATATAGGCAAAGTTAGCCTTTGAAATAGCCTTCTTATATTTTACTAGAGTTTTCTTGCTGTCACCCTTGTGTAGTTTATAGGTAAACTTTTTACCCTGTTCCTTCATCTTATCAGCAAACTGCTGTAGTCGTACACTAACTGCTGTAAGCTTATTGTGAGGCTTTCCATTAAACTCTAGCTGATCTAGCTCTTCTGTAGCATTCTCAAATAAGTCAAAGCCAATATAGTGAAGTTTGTCTTTAGTTTCAAAGGAAGCTAGAGCCATCTCTATAGCTCGTCCACCATTCCACGTACCAACCTCTACGATTGTATCACTACCATAGGTACGAACAAGGTCTGCAAGCTGTCTGTAACGAGGCATGTTAACGTCTGGTGACACACTAGTATCTGACAACTGATTTTTTAGATTACCCTTGTAGTGTGTCATATACTGTGATAGAGGGGAGTTTTGAAAAGCTGAAAGTCCGTCTACGTTAGGTGATAGATTGTGCACACGCATACCATGAGCAGTATAAATTTTTAGTAGACGTTCAAATATAAAACCATCATGCCACTCACGGTAAGATACTACCTCACCAATATCATAACAGCCTCGCAGATCAGCAAGTATATAAATTGGAGAATCATAATTAAGATTAAAACCAATAAAAGATGTCTCACTATAATCAACGTCTTTACGACCTAGATGTACCAATTCCGCTCTTTCCGGTAAAATTGATTCTAGTTTACTCTGTGATAAAGGTTTAGTGGTAACTGTATCTGCATCAAGCCAACATAGCCAACCAGCTTCTGCCTCTTTGTCGGCCAGTTCTAGAGCATACGTAGTTAGTGCATAAATTTTGTGACACCACTTGATAGCATCCATACGCCAGTTGTAGGCTGTTGTGCCGTTAGCTGTACCATCGTAAGCCGACATCCTATCACGATAAGCCAGCATGTCTTCTACTTCATTGAGATTACGATACTCGATGTTCTTTGCCTGTGGAAAAGAAGCAACAAGCTCTTCGTCACAGTCGTGATAGTAAGCTGTGAGGTGTAAGTCCTTATACCAGTTGTCTACGACAGACTCTAGCATGTTCCTAGCATAACGCTCGTAACCATCTGCGCTAAATGATGTAACAAATTTTATCATTGGTTATTCCCTTATTACTCTGGTATAAAAATCTTTCCACTCTTTAGCATACTCGCTGTCTATCTCTCGCTTTCCTTTCCAAGTATGGTAAACTGGTCCACCCGTTGTAAAGTGTACATTTTTTGGATTTATATCTGCGTCTGACGTTCCGTCTAGCCAGTTCCACTCAACTGGAATATCTCCAATGGGATATATATCGACCCATTCAAAAGCATGTAGCCAGCTTCCAGCTCTAACATTAACATCAGAAATTGTTAGCTGTTTCATCCAAGGATGATCGCAATTCCATAGAACAAAGGATGACCAGTTCTTTCTGTTATAGATGGTTTGTATCTGACCATCCATCTTTTCTTTTTCTTGAGGAACATGTATATGCTGCACACAGCTAATAACATTTTCTTTATCTGATCCATATACATCAAATACTTCTGTAATGTCTGAACGAACAAACATATCAGCATCCATAAATAATGCTAGACCAGACATCTGATTTAGAAATGGTACTAGAAATCTAGTAAAGCTAAACTCAGTAGAGAAGGGTTTGCCATCAAAAACATCAACCTTCGTACCTTCTAAGTTATACTCTGGACTGCGCCAATACAAGCCAGCCCTGCGAACTTCCTTCTGTACAATAGGGACTATATTATACGTATCAGAAGTGTTCATACGTATAGACTTATCTAGAACTCTAACATAGTCATGTTCACGAGGATCATAGCCTATGTATATTGTTGGTAGTTTATTGATAGGCAAACCCTGTACTCCTACTCTATTGTAATTTGTTTTGGTTTTTGTTCTTCTGGAATTTCCTTCTCAATTTCAATATGAAGCATTCCATTATCCATCTTACAAGATACTACACGCATTAAATCTGCAAGATAAAATACTCTGCGAAAATCACGTTTAGCAATACCTTTGTACTTATACATTTCTAAAGGATCATCTTCATCCTTTGTTTCCTTTGTTGTCTTTACAACTAAAAGATTTGGTTCAATTTCTACAATAACATCTTCTTTTGAGAAGCCAGCTAGAGCCATCTCAATTACATGTTTGTTACCATCTTTATAGATATTGTGTGGGGGATACGTTCCTGAGTTTGAGATAGACTGTGCTACGTATGACAGAGGCTCAAACTTATTCTCAAAGTCTAGCATGAAGTTACGCATCTTCTCAAATTGAGGGGAAAAAGAGATTAGATTCATTGTGTATTCCTTTCATTATAGCAAATACGAAAAAAGAGCAGTCCTTATTCTTAGCAACTGCTCCTTTATTATATAGGTCTATTTTTAAAAAGTCAACAACTTTTTTATTTAAATGGTGGTCCTCTAAACCAACATACAAGAGAGTATCGTTTTCCCGTTGTAACTGGTGTTACTCTATGGTGTAGAAAAGAAGGAAAGACAACAATGCTTCCCGTCTCGCGCATACCCTTTATATTAGTTTTTCGATTTGTTATGTCTGGTGCACACCAGTGTTCTATTTCAAAGTCACCACCTTCATAGTCTTCATTTAGTGAAATGCTAACAGAAAGTTTTCTAAATTGAGTGTCTTCTGGTAGTTCTACACCTACATCTATATGCCAGTCATAGAATTGTTCTGGTGCATAACAAGATAGTTGAGGTGTTTCATAAGTCGTAATATCAAAGTTCCAGCCAGCATCTTCATTTGCTTTCTGTACATACAACTGCATTATTTCAATTATATCTGAATTATTTATCCATTTAATAGAATTATTTCGGATTTCTGTTTGTATCTCTGTTTTGTTTTCTATATAAACACCAGCTTTCTCTGCATCATGTTCTTTGAACATGGAGAGCATAGCATTACAAAAATTTTTTGGTAGTTCTCTTTCATACAGATAGTATGGATAAGGCCAGAGCATTATGGCCTTCTTCTAGACTTAATAGACTTGTCTGAGTTTCTAGAAAAACTGCTATTCTTTTTTCCGTCACGAACACGTAAATTACTACGTTTATTACTACCACCCTTGCTGAGTGGAACTTTATGGTCTACGTGTTTTCCATCACCCTTTTTAACTAGCCCTGCACGTTCAAACATACGACGAGCCTTGTTACGTGCTACACGTTTAGCAATATTTTTTGGTTTACTTTTTGTTACACGGTTTTCTCTCTTGTAGTCTCTTGCCATAACTATCTCCCTAAATAATTTTGTTGTGTACTTTCTTTATAATATTACTGCCTGTAGTAACAAACAGAGAAGGTATAATACTATGTATTAGTAAACATGCTGCAGCTAGACTTAGAGAAAAGCAAATGCTACTAGCAAACGCAAAGTGTTTCCAGTAGGACATTTTATTTTCTTCTAAATGTTTCTTAGTTTGCCCAAACATCTGACCAGTTTCCTGACAAAGCACCCTTAGCATAATCCGTAGCACGGTTCTCAAAGAAGTTAGTGTGTGTAGGTGCGTTGATCATAGTCTCTACCCAAGGTAGGGGATTGTTCTTCACTTTGTAAATACCCTTCATACCCATAGAAATAAGACGACGATCAGCAATGTACCGAATATATTCTTTAACTTCGTAGTCTCGTAGTCCTTCTACCTTGCCCATCTGAAAAGCTAGATCAACAAACTTATCTTCTAGATCAACCATCTGTTCTGCTGTAGCATAAATTTCTGACTTTGTTTTGTCATTCCATACGTCACGGTTCTCCTCAACATAAGTACGAAACAACTTGATCATGCCTTCAGCGTGTTGCGTCTCGTCTACGATAGACCATGTGACGATCTGTCCCATACCCTTCATTTTACCATGACGAGGAAAGTTTAGCAACATAATGAAGGAGGAGAAGAGTGCTAGACCCTCAGTAAATGCAGAGATAGCAGCAATCTTTAGAGGAATAGGAGCATTGTCAGATACTTTATCCATAAAGAACTCATGCTTATCTTTCATTGCTTCGTATTCTAAGAACTCATTATATGTACTATCAGGCATACCTAATGACTCAATAAGGTGAGAATAAGCAGCAACATGTAGAGCCTCACGAGCAGCAAAGCTGGTCAGCATCATGCGTACTTCAGGCTGTGGAAAGTGTGGTAGATAGTTGTCTACATAACCACCAGCTACATCAATGTCTGACTGTGTAAAGAAGCGAAAGATATTAGTAAGAAAATACTTCTCTTCCGTAGAAAGATTAGACTTCCAATCCTTAACATCTTCCAGCATTGGTACTTCTGTGTGCAGCCAGTGTGACTGCTCATGCTTCAGCCATGCGTCATATGCCCATGGATAGTGGAAGGGTTTGAAGTAATTACGTTGGTCTTGTAATTTTAAGCTGCTCATTAATTACCACCCCAATACTTTAGGTAAGTTATCTGGAATTGTTAATTTATTTATAGGCTTGTTGTAACAATCTGCTCTTACTGTGTAATTGTTATCTGGATCAACCTCACCCTTCTTTAAAAACTTACATGTTTTCTTGTATACATCAGGACTATCATATCCCAAAATCCACCCAACACTCTGATCTTGTAAAACTCTACAGAAAACATAGTAATCACAAGATTGTTTTATGTTAAATTTAGCGATGGATACTTCGTAGTAGTCTCTAGGTTTAACTGTAGTTTTCTTTGTCTTTACTTCTAGCAAAATACCATTTGGTGATTTTAAATCATGTTGATATGAATTATCTAGATTACAGTTAAAATAATTTGCAACCATTATTTCTCCAAGAAACCCGATAACATTTCCGCTTCCTCTTGTAATTGAATTTTTTAGTACACCTAGTTCTTTTCCTTTTTCGTTAGCAAGATAACGCATTTCATCTGTAATAGCAACTTCAATCATAATTAACCCTCACAAGCTAGACATTCTTCACCAGAGGCTAGTGCCTCCATATCAATTTCTTGAATGATCTGTCTCTCAATCTTACGTGATACCTTGTCAGCCTTACCAATCTTTTCAGAACGGCAGTAGTACATCGTCTTCAGTCCTTTCTTCCAAGCCATGAAGTGTACAGCGTGTAGGTAGCTGATGTCAACATCGGGTCTAAAGAAAACATTCAACGACTGTGATTGGTCAATATATTGTTGACGATCAGCAGCGTGTTCAATGACCCACCGTTGATCAATCTCCATCGACGTTTTGAACGTATCTTTCTCAATGTCCGTAAGACAACGAAGATGCTGTACAGAGCCATCATTGGCAATAATAGAAGACCAGATTTTATCGTAGTTAAGTTTATTATCAGAACCACACTTCTCCTTGATAAGTTTGTCTAGAAACTTATTCTTGTTTAAAAAAGAACCACTAATCGTATCTTGCCGGTAGGCATTTGCTCGCCACGGCTCGATGGAAGGAGAGGTGTTTCCCATAATAATTGAACTAGAAGCATTGGGTGCAACCGCCATGACGTGACTACAACGTAGTCCTGTTCCTGCTGCGTCTGGTGCTTCTCCTCTTTCTGAGCCAAGCTTTCGGTTCGCTGCATCAAGCTCTGTTCGTATATGTTTAAACATACGTATGTTGACTGACTTTGCAACGGCTGACTCAAAGGCGATACCCTTGCTCTGTAAGTAGGCATGAAATCCCAACGCTCCAACACCAACTGATCTTTCTCGCATGGCGGAGAACTTAGCACGACTGATGGAATCAGGAGCATTATTAATAAAAGTCTGAAGAACATTATCTAACATCTCCAATACGTCAGAAAGAAATTGTTTGTCCTTTGACCATTCGTCATAATACTCCAGATTTACTGAAGACAGACAACATACAGCAGTACGATCAGAAGACGTAGGAAGTATAATCTCAGAACAGAGGTTAGACTGATTTATCTTTAGTCCTAGCTGCTTTAACCATGAGGGTAGCTTATCATTTGATCGATCAATAAAATGAAGGTATGGCTCTCCTGTTTGCATACGCATCTCTAAAATTCGTTGCCACAACTCCTTTGCAGACACAACGTCACATACTTTCTTAGTGTGTGGATCACATAACTCCCATGTGTCGTCTATATTATAATCCACCATGCACACTTCGATTAGCTTCATAAATTTATCACTCACGTTAATACCGTGGTGCATGTTTAAGCAGCGGAAGTTCTGATCACCGGTTGGCTTACGCATCTCAAGAAAGAGAAGAATATCAGGATGGTCAATGTCAAGATAGGCAGCATAAGAACCACGTCGTGTCTTTCCCTGACGATAAGCAAGAGAAGAAGCATCATACATCTTTAGATGAGGCATAACACCAGTAGACTTATCATCTGATGACCGTATGCCAAATCCTACGCCAACTCCACCACCAAGCATAGACAGCCAGTTAGTCTCAGACAAATTATCTACAAGACCTTCTGCACTGTCGTGAATGTAGTTTAGGTAGCAGGAGATAGGAAGACCACGAGCAGACTTCCCATAAGAAAGAATAGGAGTAGAATAAGATAGCCAGTGACTAGACGAATAGTTGTACAGACGCTGTGCATGTTCTGGATTAGAAGAAAATGCCTTAGATACATAAGCAAATCTATCTTGAGGAGATAGCTCATGGTCTGTCATATAAGATTCTTTTAGTCGTGCTATACCTAACTGATCAAATAAACTATCCCTTTCTGGTTGAACAATAATATTCAGATTAGGTGTAGGCATAGCTATTCTCCCGATAGTTTATTTGATTGGTTGTCATGAATGTAAAGCATCAGTATACTATAGTGTATGATCTTTAGCAAGTCTTTACGGTTCTTGCCCTCTTTTTTACCAAATCTTTTTGCATACTTAAATATATTACCCATACAAAAACCTTCACCATATCCAGCATCAACGATTGTGTCTGTAGCCTGATACTTTCCTTGAGCATAGTGCTGGTTGTAAGTAGATATGATATACTTTTTTATTTCTGTTATGTATTTATCTTCATCAAAAATATAATCAGCAGTTGGTATTTTCATCTGAGTCTCCCGCATCATTTTAATAATCTCTTGATCTCTATCCATTCTCACCACTACCTCTCCTTATTCTGCTTTTAGAACCGTATTGATACGCTTTCTTATATACTTAATCTCTTTAGAACGCAAGACCTTAAATGCAAAGCTACGCATATCGACAGGAGATATTCCTGCCAGATCACATACATCTGTAAAGTCTTGGGATGTTACACCAATAGAAGCAAAGAACCACGCTTTAGCAGAACGCCTAGCTAGTTTTTCTTCCTCTGGCTCGCTTAGTGTTTCCGGTTTTGTTGCGTCTAGAAGTGCTTGTAGAATTACGCTTAGAAATAGAACCTTCTCTGGACTTGTCTGTTTGTTTTCTATTAGTTGTTCTGCGCTTATCAGAAACGTCTCTTCTTCTTCTTCTTCTCGTTGATCTTTGTTCATCTGACCACTTCTTTATAACGTCATGGTCTGAATTTCTACAAAACAGGAAGTCATTTTTAATACACCAGTCAGCATAAGTAGACTTTGCTCCTTTATTCAGTTTGTTGTTTGGATTGTCGAAGACAAACCGAATGTCCAGTTCTGGAAACTCTTTCCTAATAAACAAATGTTTCTTTCTGTCTTCTAATTTAAATCTTCCCTTTACTTCTAGTAGAACACCGTTAGGTAGAAGAAAGTCTGGTAGATATTTCTTATATTCTACCCAAGTATACTTAATATAGTGAGGTTCAAAAGAGTAACTTACATTTAGGCTGTCTAGTAAATCTCCTGTCTTCTTTTCTGACCCTGATCGATACCTATGCTGCATTGGTTATTTCAGGTACGTTAGGAACTCTAACAACTCTAACTAAATTCTTTGGACCATTACTATAAAGGAACGTCCGAATACCCTCACCTTCGTTAGCATCACTCCAACAAGTATGCTTGTAGTCACAAAAATTGCAACCAATATGTAGTTTAAGATTACCACTACTCCCATCAGGAACAGGATCATAACACTTCTTAGGTGGCTTATCATTTTTTATAAACTCTCGAATGTCATTAATTCGACTTGCTGAATTAATCAATTCCATATCGTCAATAGGACAGAAACAAATCTCTCCAGATACTTTATCAATAGCCACAAAGCCTACGTCTGTATTGTTATCGGCATCTGAGTAAGCAGATATCTGTGCGATATATCCAAATGGATCGTCATTAAGAATAGTTTTATCTTTAAATTTTTTAAAGCTAAAGGGAGAGGCTGACTTAAAATCAACTAGAACACCATCGACAGTAGCATCCTTATGTCCACGTACACCGTTAGACGTAAGCTCTGCCTGTTCTTCTTTAACTTCATGTCCAGCTACCTTACAGAACAAAATAAGAAGTTGTTCTAAAATATCACCGTATAAAAACTTAATGAGAGTAGGGGCAGAGAGTGCTGTTTTCTCCGCCCCATTCATCTCATACCAAATTTTTCTATCCTTATGACCAATTAAGGATAGCCGCAGGGACGGTTCTCTTGGCTTTCTTACTTCAGAGATGGAGGAGGCAACAGAACTGACTACTGCTTCAGCGAAAGCGTCGAGGTCTTCCTTTTTTATTTTTATTTCCTCTTTGTTGGTAAAGAGACCATAAATATCTTCTACCAGTGTGTCAATCGACTTAGTCATATTCTGTTACCTCCTTGATTAGCTACTATGCAGCCCTAGATTCAGGTTCTGCTAGTAGCTTGTATCGCGTATAAGGACCATCGGGAGAATTAGCCTTAATTGCGATAATTTTGTAGCCACGCTTGCGAAGGCGTGAGATAGTCGCTGTGAGGTTTTCACACCAGCCACGTTCAATTGCAGTCTTACGTGTGACACGCATACCACGACGAAGTGCTGAGAGTACTAAAGATTCTTTAGTCATTCTTTTTACTTTCCTTTTCCTTTTGTATTTGAAGATTAAGTTTAACAGCTTCTGCTGCCTTACGTTTCGTAGAAGCATCACCAAAGATACCCAAACGATCAGATACTACCTTTGGTAAAAGTCCTTTTTCTGCACACGCTAGTGCGTTTTCAAAAGTACCATAGGCGCTAACAGAGCCATCAGAGCTTACATAGTCTCCTGTAACTGGATCATAGCCACAGGTATTCTTAGTTGCTTCTGCATAGCTATAACCAGCAAATAAAGTAGCAGCTAGTAGAGATACAGCTAGAGATGTTTTATTCACCTAGATTTTCCTTATAGAGCTTCTAAATCAGAGTTAATGGTGAAACCGTCTTCGTCCTGAAAGTCAGTAGAAGGATCACCATAAGGTATATAATCAATAACCTGCATCGCCATAAAGTCTGCGGTTACTCCAGCCTTACCAGCATAACTATATTCGTAGGGCTGAATCTTGATCTTAGCATATGATCCATTACCAATCAAACGACCATCCCAAGGATTGCGTTTTGCATCGATAACAGTAGGAGGATTTCGCATACTACCATCCTTCTTTGTTACCTTGCGCCTTGCGGAGTAGAAGTCTCCCTTCTCATCGTTCTTGTTCTTGATATTTAAACCAACAGACTCAAGCTTCTGACGGGTTTCTTCATCTTCAACTGAAATGTCAGCTTGCCAAACAGGTTCGTAGTTGGTGTTTGGCTCAACTACTGAAGCCCAATAAACCTTGCCTGAGATGATGATTGGATCGTATTTCTTACTTGCCATTTTAATCTCCTATATAATGCCCTTTGGCATGGGCTATTTCATGATAACTTGTGAATACTACTCTAACCACTTACGCTTGTCAACACTTTTCTTATTACTAGACCTAATTTTTTTAACACAGTCGTCAAAAGACATTAGATCGGGTTGGTGTACAGCATACACCCTTCTGCCAACAACTTCAATATGATCTTCATTATAAAGATCATCTACTGAACAGAAACCTTTAAGCTCATACTCATTCAGGTTATTCTCTACTACTAAACCAAAGATGTCAATATCTGGTTTCGGTCCTATGTTTGCGAGAAGCTTACCTGTTTTGTATTTCGTTGCCTTAATGTCTACTCCAAAACCTTCTATGAAGATGTCACCTAGATCAGTCTTACCTTTCTTAGATTTTGGTTGAAAGACGAACATATCTTCTGGGTATTGATTGCATATTTTATGTATAGCTAACTCAGCCCTAGCTCCTAGCTCGTCTATCTCTATAGGGTTAGACTTAGAATAAGAATTATCTCTAACATTCGACTTTCGGTTTCCCTGACTTCTTCGATTACCAATTAGATTAGCAAACTTAACTTCATCAGGTGTTAGAAATATTAGTGTGTCTCTGACCAGTTCCGGCCTACTTTGTATTCGCTGTCGAGTGGGCATCGCACATTCAACTCCTTTTCTGTGATCTTCATAGCTTTCTGAGTTAGCCTACCAAATCTATCTGCTTGATCTTTAGCACAATCAAACTGATATTCGTCGTGAATGCTGGCAACCAACTTAGCATCTATCTTATGATCTCTTATCAGTTTATTAATTGATACTACCCACTGCTTACATATGATAGCACCAGCACCCTGAAGAAGAAGGTTCATAGCAGCATGTTGATGCCGTACATGAAGTCTCCTACCATCCAGACCCTGTATATACCCTGTAGCTGCCTGTTTGTCAACAGCTTTCCTTAATTCAGCCAGAGCCGGTAAACTCTGGAGAAAGTTATCAATAAGACGTTGACCATGTTTTGCCGTACCTCCTATGATACTTCCTATCTTAGTTGCACCAGCACCATAGATAAAAGCATATATAAAAGTCTTAGCTTGATCTCTTGTCTCTAGTCTTGCAGCTTTCTGATTAGCTGTGTGAATGTCTCCTTCAACAACCTCTTTTGTATAGGCTGCGTCATTCATATAATGAGCAAGACATCTTAACTCTAAGGAACTAGCATCACAACCAACGAGAAGACGATCAGGAGAAGAAGAAGTCCAGCATTCTCTGCACTCCCTCCCATATGGAGAATAAACTGCTGGAATTTGTGCCATGTTTGGGCTGTAGTGTGCCATACGTCCTGATATAGCTTTGAGCGTAAGAACTTTTCCGTGTACTTTTCCATTATCTTCTCTTAACAATTTTATCCAAGATTTAATCTGTGCTGTTCGTTTATTGAGAAGAAGGTATTCTGTAATCATCTGTGCTTCTGGTATGTCTACCTTCTTCAGAGCATCTTCATCTACAATAGGATGACCAGTGGGTGTGAATTTGTCTGGTTTCCATCCCTGCTCGATTAGTCGTGCGGCTATCTGCTGACGACTGGCTGGATTAAATACTATAATCTTATCCTTCAGAGGCTTTCCTGTTTTCTCTGATACTCTCTTCTCTATAATTGGAGGATATCTTTTTTGTAGGTCTTTTTCTATCTGTGCTGACTTATCAGAAAGTCTAGCCTGTAGGGTTATGGCTTTCTGTAAGTCAAGAGTAAAACCATTCCTTTCCTGAGTGTCTATAATGTTACGAACACTGTACTCAAGGTTGATAGCTTTCCGGTACTTGTTATTTGGTATCTCCTGTCGAATACGTATCCAGAGACGATACGTAATTTCTACATCACGTATGCAATACGTAATCATCTCTTCGGTAAGCTTGCTGAAGTCATTGAAGTCGATCTTCTTGAAACCAAGATCGACACCCCAAGACTCTAGCGAATGTTTCTCTCGTGTGGGAAAGAGAAGTTGAGAAAGAATAAGAGTATCTTCTACATTATTTAGATGTAGGTTCGTTCCAGTAAGTCGATTAAGCGTTGGAGCATCAAAGCTTATGCCGTTGTGCATAATGAACTTTGACACTCCACTTGCAAAAGAAGGAAACTTTGTTAGGCACTCATCTCCTTTCCAGACATTTACCTGACCAGTATCTACATTCTTTGTAACAATACAGTAAATTGTAGTAGCGTCTAGTGAATCAGTTTCGATGTCTAGTATCACCTTCATTTTTTATTTCCTGTTGGTATAATTACTACACAATACTCTCAACTCAATTTCCATACTTGAATATTTCATATTCAGCATCTTCAATGCTATCAAAACTTACAATGAAGTTTCCGGTAGAAAGCTCGTGAACATCTATAGCATTACAATAAATTGAGGGGTAACAAATTAGGTCCATATCTTCGATGTCAAAATTTAATATCTTAATGTTTGATAAGTGCATTAGAGTTAATTACCTTTTATGCGATGATGTTAGAGTGAGATGTCGTCGCTGATTTCTTCAAGATCGTCACCAAGATTTACAACTTCGTGTAGCCTACCAGTTTGCTTATTGAAAAACAAGTGACAAGCGACACCAGTTTCACCAGAATACCTATTCTTCAGTACGCGAATGGTGGTGGTGTTCGCAATGTTAGCATCATCAGACTGCTGATCACGTTCCATAGCTACGACAGCATCAGATAGTTGTGCAATGGACTGTGATCCACGCAGATGGGACAGGCTTACCTCTTTACCATCTTCATGTCCACTGTCTGCTCCTGTACGGCGTAAGTGTGATACGAGAAGTAAGGCACAGTTAGTTTCTTCTACTAGACTGCGAAGCTTGGTCATAAGAACGTCGATGTTCCTACGCTCGTCCATGCCCTCCAGACCTGATACGAGAATGGAAAGATGGTCAAGGAAAATCCACCTGCAATCTAGTGCCTTAACCATGTAGCGTACACGAGCAAGGATTTCCTCCGTACCCATAGAGCCAAAGTGATCAAAGGCAAAGAACCTTCCCGTTCCTACAGTAGCTTCTTGCCACTTGTACATCTCAGCGGGTGGAAAAACTTCCCGTTCCTCCCTGATATAGAGCCGTGCATTAGCTTCTACTGACATGAGATGGAAAATAGTAGAACGGGTGTTCTCCTCCAAAGAGATAACACCAATATTACCTTCAGCATTTTTGAGTACGTGGTGCATCAACTCACGCATGACGCTAGACTTACCAGTGCCAGTGCCAGCCGTCAGTGTTACCAGTTCACCTGTACGAATACCATACAGCTTCCCATTGATACCATCCCAAGGATACGGACAGGTAGTCTGATTACTCTCTTCATATAGTTCAGGACCAATATCTCTTAGATTGATAATACCTGCTGGTGTATAGGTACGAGCAGCCCACCAAGCCTGAGTAAAGTCCTGTGACTTACCGTCAGCCAAGTATCCACAAGCATCCTTCAGTTTATTGTCAAGTGCTACAATCTTACACTTGTTTGGTTCAAAGAGTTGTGCAACTTCACGCGCAGCCTTCTGACCTACCTCATCTGAGTCGAAGCAGACAACAATGTTGTTGAAAGAATTAAGAAAGTCATAGCTGCGTTTACAGCTTTTGACTGCCGCTGCCGCACCATCCTTGATGGATACTGCTGGATACTTTGAACCAAGCATCTGATATGCTGCCATAGCATCTAGTTCACCTTCGCAGATGGTGACAAACTTGCCACCCTCCTGACAAAGAAGCTGACCAAACAAAACACCTGCTGACATAGAACCGGGAGGATCAGCGGTAAAAGTTTTGTTGGCTACGTCACGAACCTTGTTAGCCACAAGCGTGTTGTTTACGTCATAATATGGATAGTAGTGTTTAACGACAGCACCAGAAGAATCCTGCTGAATACGAACACCATACTTCTCAGCAGTCTCCTTGGTAATTCCACGATCAGTTATCGCAGATATATATCCTTTAACTGTAGGTTGTTGATAGTTGTTATTATCAAATGGCATGTCATGCTCCTTTTTATATGACTCATCACCGGGGAAAAAACTACGACAACTAAAACAAAACATATGTCCATCGTCAAAAATAGCACACGCATCGCTTGATCCGCATGAGTCTGAAGGACATGGAACATGTTTTACAAAATTACTACCATCATGTTCAGTCTTCCCTAAGTATCCTGTATGTAGCAACTACTTCTCCATTTTTCTTTGAGACAAAACCATCTATTGTCTCTTCTATATCATAACCAATCTGGGACGTAAATAGTTTTCTAGCTCCTAGAAGCTTCCATATATCCTCCTCATATTCAGACTCTTCAATAAGTGTTTCAACATGTTTTGTCTTTACCATTATATTCCACATCTAACAATCTTCTTCTTGATAAGAGAAGATATTTTTTACAAAGTCTGTAGACTCCGAAATAAGTTCTTTTGTCTCCTCAGAAGCAAACTTCTTAGCTTCTTTTCTTGAATAACCTTCTTGAAGGTACTGCTTGTATAACTCTTTATAAATAGTTTTACTATCTTTTTCCCATAAGTTTTTCATTTTTATTCCTTATTATTATATGGGTTTTTTATTTTCTTTGAACAATAACAACAAAGAATAGTTTCCCATTCCATGTGTACTAAAGTATGTATTGTTTTACAACTTTCACATTCTACTTCAAATTTTTCATTACAATTATCTGCTTCACCTTCAAAAAATATATCACTATAAAATTCTATTTCAAATTCACCTAAATCTGACAGGGATTCTATGAAGTCAGTGTATTCTTTTCTTTCCTTGGGTGACGAAGGATTGTATCCTAGTTCTATCATTTCAATATTACAAAACTGTTCGTAGTTTATTTTACCTTGGGTATATTTACTACGAGCTTCTTCCAGAAAAGAAACAACATTAGTAGAAACAGAGATACTAATTTCTGTCATTTTCCTTGTCCTCTGTATCGTTTAAAGTTACGTCTTTTATTTTTATTCTTTGGCCGACTATTTGTAGACTGACCTATACTTGTACGCATATGCTGCTTTATCCAAGCTGGTTTCTCATTTCCTGTTGGACGTTTAATAGCCATTTGTTACCTCGACTTTCATGCTTCAAAAACTTTCATGGAACTAATCCTCGCCTGTTGCGTTATCAAATTCCTGCCCCAATCTCTGAAGGTTACGGAGGGCTTCACTGCGGTTTGCTGCTGCAAGTGCCTTATCCCGTGCTGTAGCGATGTCAGCAGATGAAGCATCTGTGCGAAGAAGATACCGATACCACTTCTCTTCGTAGGACATTTTATCAAACCGCATAGTCATTTGTTAATCCCTTCTTACTTCATTTTCTTGTTCCCAGTCAACTACTTTTTTCCTTGCTTCTTCGTAGGTATCAAACATACCTAGATAATACTCTTTACCATTAAAACGAGGACGTGCACGATACTTCTTTTCCTTACCAGTAGGATTTCTAACTCCAGCACCTTTCCTACTTCTTCTCAGGTTATGTCCATTATCTATTTCTCTTAGATTTTCAATTCTGTTATCTGTTTTAATTTCATTTATGTGGTCAAGAATGGCGGGAGGTTCTACTTTATGACACATCTTATATACTACTCTATGTACATAATATTTTTTACTTTTTATAGTAACATACCGATAGCCAGTTTCCTTTAAGTAACCTGCCTCATCTCCTATTTTTACGCTACGAGTTGGAGAAATTTTCCAGTAAAGTTTTCCTGTCTCGATATCATATCTGAAAAGTCTGTGAAGTTCTTCTACTTCAGGTAAAATTAATCTTTTAGGCATTGTTTTCTCCAATTAAAGCAGTCCATGATGTAGGATAAAGAGGCTCGATAACATCGTTCCACATCTTCGCTAGGTATTGTATCTCTTTCTGAGCATGTTCGTCAATACGTAATTTATAGGCACGAGCAAAAGCAGCGAGAGAACCAGTGACATAGTAACTGGTATATGTGCTTTGTGGTAATACCATACGAGCTTGTTCTGGTGCTATACTCATACTTAACATAAAATCATATAATTCTTTAGATTTAAAAAGAAATTCTTCATATTGTTTGTTAGTAAGTTGCTGAGAGGGTATTGCAAAATCCTCTGATCCTTGTTTCTTATTCTCCGCACGTTTACGCCACTCGTCAGGATGGAAGAAGACAGGATCACTATCTACATATCTCCTACTAACTTCATTGTAGCTAAAACCTACAGTATGTTTGAAACGCTGTCTAGCTACAAAAATAGGTACTTCTTCTAGTAGTGTTATAACACAATGTGTGAATGGTGTAAAATGTTTATGTTTAGCCAGATATTTTATAAGCTTTTTATCTTTAGCACTTATTCTGTCAGAATGTTTATCAAAGGATACTCTGGCTGAATTAACAACAGTCAGATCGTTTCCTAGATTACTTATAAGTTTACACTTCATGTATTAAAAAAGGAGGAATAGGCTGGTATATATGACCGTATGCCTATCCCTCCTATCCTTTCTTCCCTACTATGTTGAGTGTTACTGCATTGTCATGGTATAAGATGTTTTAAGGACATCTACTTCATCTTCATACCATTCTTCAAGACCATTAAGAAAATCGTTAATATGGGTTAGAGGTACTTCCTCAACTCTATTAACATATGGAACAACATCAGTGATGTAGTCAGCCATGTATGTTGGAATTTCATTATAGTTCTTATAGTTGTAACGACGCATAACTTTCTCCCTATTAGTTTAGAAGGTTACGCGGCAACCTCTGATACAAAATCCTTCCACGTATCTGAACGTAGCCACTTCGTAACATCATCACCACGCTTGTATAGTGTACCACCATCACCAGCCTTGGTCAAGTCAAAGCGACCATCATCACCGTGAGAAGCATAGTGTGTCATAGCCGACTGTACAGAAAATAGATTGTCTCCCCGTACACGTACTTCATCCATCCACTGAGCGAAAAGACGATCAGACAATCCTCCGCTACGTTTCTGGTCTGAACGCTTTGTACTAGTCAACTTGTCAAACAACTGCTGCACTTTGGTAGAAGAGCCAACCTTAGTGTCAGCATAACGCTGATAACGTTCAACAGCATCTTTGTGAGTAGTCATAGACATCTCAAAGGCACTGATAAAGCCATCAGTATTAAAGTTACGGCTGTGACGCTTACGAGTGATGTCATACTGACCTGTTACCGTACCATTGGTGCAGAAGAAGTCAATAAGACCTGACCACATTGTCACACTACCCTTACCATCAAAGGTATTCTTCATTACAAAACGTAAACCAAACTCAGTCTTGTGTCCTGTAGATGTTTCAATGCCATGCTTTAGCTTGGGAAAGATGTATTCTGCATAACAGACGTTACCGTTGGCAGAGATAGTATCTTTAATCTTTACATCTTCCAGAACGAGAGGATCAAAGTAGTTGATCATCTGTGTCTGAAGAGGCAGAAGAACTTCTTTATTTTCAACTACACGATACTTGTCATTCACTACATTTAGATACTTGTCTCCATCGTGACTTTTACGAATAAGCATCTTCTTATCTTTAGCCTTGAACCAACCGTCATCCCATGATGTAGGATAAAGAGACTCGAGAGGAGCGTCTTTACGAGATACGACATCCTGTTCGTAGACGGTAAAGAAGATTTCACGATCATTAGTGTTAAGTAGATTTTCCATTTCCATTTCTCCTAGTTTGGTTTACTTCTCTATACTAAACGCATCTCTAACTACTCAGGTCTTTCTAACTTCTTTTATTATTTCTTTTACACGCCATGGTGTGAACCACACGGTACTTAAACTAAAACTTTTAGTAGCACCAACTGATCTGTACTGCCTTACATGTTCAGGCTTATATATACCACCACCTACAATTAGGTTTATGTCATGTTTAGGCAAGTTAAGACTACTAAACATTTCTACTTGTTTGAGGTTTTGTTCACGTAACTGATCTCCACTGATACCGCCTCGTTCGCTAGGTATTGTATTACTTAGATGAAAGGTTCGTACTCCACAGTCAAATAGGTTCATAAACTCCTTGTCTTTTGTATGAGGATTAACCTTTACGCTTAACTCTGAAAACTTACTACAAAAAAGCTTAACATCTGAGTTAGACATAGTATAGCTACTTACGTTAGGACAACCTAGATTAATTTCTAGCTTAGTATCACTAGGTATATGATCATAAAAAGGTTTCCAGTTACCATCAAGGGCAGCAATGCTGTAGACTGACTTTTTATTCCACTTGGTAATGTTACTCATACCCTTGTTGCGAAAGCCTATAGCATTTACCCAGCCACCGTCAATCTTACGCAGTGTTTTTAGTGTCTGAATTACTAGTCCTTTTCTACGCTGCCATGTAAATGTTCCTTCTATACTTGTATAGCCTTCTAGTTTAATATAGTTACCAAATGGTGGGCTTATATATACCGTCATGTACTTTCTTCATGCTGCTGTTTCAACGGGTGTATTTTTGTCTTCACAAGACATGCCGACAGTATACCAATTAGGTTCTTGTGTAAACTTCCAACGTGCCATGTAAGATTTTTCTTTAATGTAGTAATTACGATATGCCATGATAGTGTTTCCTTCTACTTTACAGTAGTCGTCCATACACTGTGGCGGTTGTGTAAAGTCACCATCCCTCAGTTCATAAGGAAGACTACAAAGGTTATTAAATATACCACTCCTCTCTGTCTTATGTTTCTTACCATACCTGAGGGTATATTCCATAAGTAGATTATCAAGAAGTTCTACTAACCACATATAATTACTACGATTTTCTCTTGCCCATACAGCGGATGGATGGTTCTTGTGCGTCATCTTGTAGCAGTCAATAGACGGCGTACCATCAACAACATGGTGGGCAGTAGACAGTAGTTGTGCGTATTCAAGGATCATCTTGACTACATGCTTGTCACAGTGCATCTCAGCACAGGTCTTTGGGTCTTCGTGTAGATAGAATATGTTCATTTTCTTCACCTTACCAGTAAAATTCTAACTGTTCGTTAGATAAAGTTTCTCCAAGAATCTCTGCTCTTTCTTTTTTTAATTGACTGTTAAGATAATTTAACTTGTCTGCACCGTCCATGAGCTTCTGATATTCGGACATAAATAGATCACCATCGCACTCCCTCATTTGTCCAACAGCACCATAAATAAGTTCGTCTACTTTACTGATATATTCTTCTAGGGTGTACTCTACTCTACCGCCTAAAAACCACTTGTACTTCTTTACTTTATCAGTCATTTCTACTCTCCTCTAGTTTGAATTGTTCAGTTATAACACCACACATATTTAAAAAAGATATACCATCAAAGTTACGGTATTCTTCTGCAAAGATTACAGCCTTGATACCCGACTGATATATCAGCTTCGCACACTGAAGGCAAGGGGCATGTGTTGTAAACATGGTTGCACCCTCTCCACTTTCATGTGACTTAGCCAGCTTGGCTATGGCGTTTGTTTCAGCATGAAGCACCTCGTCACGAGTTACAAGCATAGGTTGTGGTAGCTGTTTGTCCGTCTCAGGATGAAACAGTACCCTACGTTCACACTCATTGTCCCAGCCAGACGGCGTTCCATTGTAGCCAATAGATATGATACGCCCATCCTTCACAATAACAGCGCCAACCTTTAGCCTCACCGCATGGCTACACTCAGCAAAGGCATAGGCTGTTTGCATGAACGCTTTTGCGTGTTTTCTTTTCATGTTCCCTACATATACTCCGCAAACTTTTTCTGTGCTATTTCAGTTGCTTTTTCTTCCAGTGCTAAACCGGGAGACATGCCATCAGCTACAAGCTCGTCGTAAGCCTCACTGTATAGCTGTTCCATGAGTTCTTCATTCCACATGTTTGACATTCTCATCACCTCTTGTCTCGATCCTAAGTGCGTCAGGGTAGTCGTTCATGGCATCCCACCATGTGTTGATCATCTTGTCCTCTATTACAACTGCACCCTGTCCGAAACACTCATAGCATTGAGATGTTCTACTTGAGGACATGTCAGCCGAACCAAAGTATCCATGCCCTTCACAATGATCACATGGAAGTGTAATTTTTACTGTCATTGTATTTTATTTCCCTTCTTTCCGTCTACTTGATGTTGTGTATTCTACGCCAGACAACCCATGTTATGGCCTGTATTTCAAAGGCTTTCAATGCTCTGCCATTGATCCTTGCACGTTTTCCGGCGGCTACATAGGCATCTGATATTATTTTATATTCCTTTTTTCCTACGTTTGTTTTGTTCTCTGTCAGGCTATGCCGTTCGCCGTAGTAGATATTTTTAGCATGACCATCTACTGTGCAGGTATCGTCACCCATGATATTCCTATAGAATGAAACAATCTTTTGGCCGTTTAGTATAGCGATGACACCATCATGATCTGGCATTTCTTCCAGTATCGACCACGCTTTTCTCTTCATAGCACTGTAAGTAGAGACTTTTACGTCATCAATATCATCGCCATCTAAGAATGCCCTGATTAAATCATGAGCATTTGTGACGTTCCTGTCCCACTTATTATTGGGTGACAGCGCGGCAACTACACCCGTTACAATGTGGACAGGCACTTCTAAGTCTATCGCTATTCTGTTACACTGTGCAAAGGCTTCCGCATACCATACAACGCCGTCACGTTTTTCCTCTGGCGTTGCCAGCTTGTACATTTTTAGAATATTTTCTACAGACATTTTACCGTTCCTATTTGTAAGAGGTTACAAAATCAATGTAGGCTACACAGGCTGCTATTGTAGCAGCACCCATACAGACTATCAGTATGGATATAGTAGTAGGAAGGGGCAGCAGTGTTCCGCTAACTATAAGGAATAGTCCTACTAATATACCAAAGATTGTTGCTGCTATTCTCATGTTATTCGATCTCCATCGTAATAGGTTTGTCAGCATCATGAAAACAACTTAGAGAAAGTTTCTCACCATCTGTTGTTGTTACTTCTACTTCTACTATACCAAAAGTAGTCAAATTTCTCTTAGATATAGTAATAGAGTTTACCCTGTGTATCGAGCTTTCCATAATTTTTATCCTCTTATTTCACTTTTGAGATTAAGCCGTCAGACATAGTAATTTCAGCGAAGAACTCTCTACCGGGTAGACCAGTAATAGAAGGTCTATGTGCACCACAGAATACGCCTGTTGACTTATATTCTGGTCCGAACATAGACGTTTCTTCGTATTGTAGAGGATTACCAATATTTTCTTTCAGTTCTTTTTTCGATTTGTATCCAGTGAGTAACATCATTTTATTCTACCTCTTATCCTAAGTCTATTGTTTCTCTATTTTGTGCAAAGTCTAGCAAATCAGCAGCCAATGCCGCTGCCTGTGCTCGTGTCAGTTGCACTGAGTCAAAAAACTCTGCGTTTTGTGGTTCACGCTTCTTGGTTGTTACCTGAACGCAAACTCCTCGATCATCTCCTCCAAAGAACCTTGTGAGTGATACACCCTGTGCGTGTGATTTAAGATCTGTTGCCATTTTATCAATCCTTTCAATATACAGTGTATATTTTAAACCCAGTCCAATGCACCATTGAGATACTGGTCCATTTCTTTTGCGGACATGCGTGGTGTCATGTGGTGTGAACCATTCCAATAATCTGTCAGACAATACCCACCATAACATGAGGCATAGTCCAACTCAACTTTGCTAATGTCTGAATTTATTTTACTATTCAGACGGCTTACTTTTTCTTCCAATACTTTACGAGTGATATTGTTAGCCATGTTCATTCCTTTCAATATACAGTGTATATTCTAAGTTAGGGCAAAGCGTGAACGCAATTCGGTATTCTTGCGAATCAAACGCGATGGGGGGAGGGGGGTATGCCTCACGTAATTTTCCCACGACATAAAGCGTGTGAAGTGATTGTGTGCATCGTCACGCGATGAATAAACAACGTCACGTCCACGAACGTCAGTCACGCGACAAGTACCGTCAGTCTGTGGCTCAAGTGTACCAATAAGACACTTTTTGTACGTCATTTGTTGTGTTTTGGGATTGTATGATAGTGACATATTTTTTGCCGATCTGTTCGGTCTGTATGACCGTATTGACACAAAAAAAAATATACTGGGGAACATAACGTCCCCCAGTATACAGTGTATATTCAATTTTTTGCCGCTTCTTCCAAATCCTCTAGAGCGACGTCTTTCCGGATCAGGCCGAATAACAGCGCAATTTCTTCTGGGGATAGCTTTAACAATGCATCCATAGCCTTATCCCATGCGTCTTTCGGCGCTGGCGCGTTAGCCTTTCTCAATTCGGTGTAGGTCGCAATTTCCAGATTGCCATTATTTTCAAAATACTTTTTGATCTGACTCGCCACATTCTTCAAAGTGTTATGTGGCTTTTCGCCTTCAACCTTGGTTGTCTTTCCGGTTGCCGGATCGAGGCGGGTATGAGCAAAGCCATTAGCCGCACAAATATCAATCCAGAAGTAAAAAGGCGGTACGTCGTAGTCGCTCAGGGCTGATTGAAAAGCTGTGAGTATATCATCACACGCGGCAGCTTTACTATCGGCGGCTGCGTCAGCGGCGTTAGCGGCGTTGTCAAATACCTTCACAATGTTTGATACTGTAGCGACTAGCTCGGCACGATCTTGGGTGTTTGTGTTATCAAAAGGCATTGTCTCTGTTTCCTTCTATGTTTTAATATACAGTGTATATTAGGGGGTTGATTAACTTACTTACTGAGTCTGGCTAAACATGGCCATTGGGGTGAATATAGGAAATTAAGTTTTAAGTGTCAAATCTAATCCAAATCGTTATATTTCAATGGTTTAGGTGTTATTTTGAAACAAAGTGACAACAAATCATCAAACAACGAAACAAAATTTCAAAGAAAATATAAACAACGAAACAATGTTACTCAAAAATAATTTATGAAAACATTTTTAATGATTATTGAAACATTATTCCAATCATCTTTTATATCTATAAAGTATAATCATCAGGCTCGTGCTTTTGCCATGTAATAATCATGCCAAGTTTAGAGAATTGGCGGAAACACTAGGGATGTGTTGCAATAATGTCACATAATAATCCTCTGCACAATTAATAGGCAGGCAGGGGTGGTATGCCTATTTATTAAGCAGTAAGGGGATACTGCC